TCTTTTCTTTAATGGTAAGTGTAACAGCTTCAATCGTTGGTGGAGAGTTATAAGATGATACGAATGATGATATTTCATTAAAAATTATTCTTTCAGTACCATGTTGAAAATATTCTGTCTTTAGGAAAGGAATAACTTTTCTAACATATTCCTCATTGTAAATCAGATTCTTTAATATCGTCTGTTCCAGTTTCATCAATTATATCCTGTTCAAGATTGCCCGACATGACTTCTACCAACAAATCACCCAAGTAGTTTTTGAAGTCTGCGTCTTTCTCTAGCTTCTTGGGTTTATCAACTGTAGATTCTAACACATCATAAGCAAAAAGTAAATACACATTCCCATGTCTTTCTTCAAACTTTACCTTACCATATTTGAATATAGTATCTTTGTATTTACCATTTAATAGACGAACATGTACCGATTGTGGATCATCTTTAGGATAGATGAAACAATAGTCTATTCCTTCAGTCATTTATGCTCCATTAGTAGTTTCAACATCAAACACTTCTTCCACTTCATCATCAGAGATAATTTCTCCATTAGCAATACAATATTTGCTTTCAATGAATTCTCGGAAGGACTTTTGTTTCAGTACAGGAAGCCAAAAATCTTTGGTTTCTGTATCTTTCACTCTATACTTTTTATCTTCATAAACTCCATCTTCATCACGACGAGAGTACCAGCCATTACTTGGTTTTGTTACATGACCACTTTCGAGTGCAATATCCAATAAACCAGACCACTTGCTAATACCACCGTCAAAGGATACAGAAATAGGTATCTTTGATTTTTCTTTGACATATCTGCTTTTTTCTACGTTGATTATAAAATTATATCCGACAATTTCTTGTCCTTCTTTTTCTTGCTGTCTACCAATAATAAAAATATTATCAGCAGAATAATACGATCCTGTACCACCACCAACAATATCTTTAGGGAACATACCAATCTCTTTGTATGTGTGATTCACTACAATCATAGGTATATCTTTCATTGTCAAATGTGGTGTCACCATACGGAACAGAGATTTGATTTGTTTTGCTCTGCTCATATCTGCAACAGACTTTTGATCTAATGCATCTTCAACTTCTTTCTTTGATGCTAGATTACCAATAGAATCAATAACGATAATAAGTTTATCATCACGTTCAAGATTCGTCAACTGATTCATTATATCAAACTTCAACTGTTCAATATCAGTAATAGGAGTGTGAAGCACCCTATCGGTATCAATATTGAATGAGGTAAAATAAGATTGAGGAGTACCAAACTCAGAGTCATAAAATAAAAGAGCTGCATCTTTGTATTTCTCCAAATAAGATTTAGCCATCAAAAGACTGAAGGCAGTTTTGAAGTGTTTTGATGGTCCTGCCCACATTGTCAGACCAGGAGTCAATCCACCATCTAGTTTACCACTCAATGCAATATTGATAGCTGGCACAGAAGTTGGAATCATATCTTTCTGTGTAAAGAACTTTGATTTGGATAAAATCGCAGATTCTTTAATGCTGCTATTCTTTTTAATTTTTTCAAGTATACTCATTTATTATCCTTTTCTTTAAAGGCTAAAGGTTCATCGTAGTCGTATTTAGGTTCTAATTTTTTTACTGCAACATGTTCTACTGTAAACAATCCTGGTGCAATGTGTGTTTCTACTTTTTCGTGTGTAGGTTCTTTAGTAATAGGTGGTATGGATTCACCAGATGCTTCATCTATCACAATGACATTTTCTTTACGAACTTGTACCACCTCATCAGACCTTTCCTCATGTCTTGGTTTTTCTTCCCTGGGTACTTCTTGCGGAGGCGTATCATTATCGTCCTCAAGCTTTCTTTTCGCTTCTTCCATTTTTTCAAGTACCCTCTGGTATACGGGATTCTTTTCTCTCTCATCATATTTTTTCCTTGGTGGTTTTTTCTCTAAAGAAGCAAAAGAAATATTACTTGCTATCAATAATAGCACAGCAAGAGGATCAAATACAATCATAATTAAAATGATTACCAATCTCACCGCTTTATCTATAATATCTTTTTCGCCAGACCCATAGATAAGTTCAGCCACATATTTAATAGGACCAAAATCAGATTCAGCTTTTCGTAATTCTACTGTGAGAGGTACTCTTTCTTCTGTTAGTTTTGCAATCTCTTTTTGTGTTTTGTTTATTTCTTCATTAAGTTGACTTCTTTCTTTTTGTTGTGCTTTTCTGATTTGAATGGATCTTTCTGCTCCTCGTTCCGAATCTGAACGAGACATAACATTATCAACAGCATCATCAAGTTGTTTTAGTGTTTTTCTGTTAGATTCAACATTTTGTTTCAGAGTTTGTATTTTCTCATCAAGCACCGCAACTTTATCTGCAACGGGACTAATATCTGATGCGTGTTCAAGGTGTGCTTTAGAGAGATACCCAAAGATACCCATTGATGTAATGAGCATCAGAATGGCAACAGCAGAAGTCAAATAATACTTTAATATTTTTGGTGCTGTTTTCCAGTTGCGGTATAACCATGATGCAGTTATCAGTTTTGCAGATTCTAAAACAGAACCCATCAGGACGACAGGCCAGAATGAACCTGGAAATATTGCTGCTAGACCTATTACTGAATAGTATGCAGCAACGGCAGATAAAAATATGGCATTTAATAATGTTAATATGACGATTATCATCCGAAGAAATCCTCAAGTGTACTTTGCTTCTCAATATTCCAATTCATACAATCTAGAACGACTTTAATTGGTTCAACAAAAGCTTTCTCGAACTGCATATCATAATCGATATACTTTTGTAAGTCAAACTCTTTGGGTAGAGTTACTGGAAAAGATATAACTGTTTCTTTGAATGGATTTGGTGTTTTCAAGTAAGAGAACTTGATTTTTTCTCCATCGTTGATGAGTGGATATTTTTTATCCAATCCTTTTTGTTTGAGAGCAGTATTATATATGATTGCTCCCTTAACATGAATGGGTGTTCCTTTGGTATACAAAGTAACAGAGTCGGAATATTTTTTGATGCCACGAATACCACGAGGGAACGAAATTTCTTCAGGTGAAAATTTCTTAAATTCTTCTTTGAAGTTGGCAACAAACTTCTGCACATCTTCTTCTGTACCATTCATCATCAACTTAATTGTTTCTTCCATCTTCTCACGAATAGGTGCTGGTGTTGATGATTTCACCATTTCAAGACCCATCACTTTCAAGTCAGGTTCAGCATATTGCACACCTTCGTTGTTATATACATTCATGATGTATCGTTTCTTTGCAGTCCAGATTGCTTTGTCAGCCAAAGCTTCTCTTTTCATTTGCATCTTTTGGTCGTATGCGTGAACATAATCAGCAAGTTCCTGATAACTTTTGTCGATATAAGGTTGAATCTTATCCTCACAGACCTTGTCCATGAAGGCGATAACTTTATCGGGTGACTGTAGTGGTTGAAAGACTTTGCATACAAGTGAACCAAGCTTGAGATAAATCGAATCTGTATCTGACGCAATAACATAATCGACTCCTTCCGTTTTTATTAGTTTGTTCATATATTCGTTGAGTTTGTTTTCAATCCAACGAATAGAAAGCTGACCTGCTGATGTAACTGCAAGAGCGATACGCAGATCATAGAAACGGAAGTATTCATTACCCATTGCACCGTATGCTGAATTTAAACATACTTTCTTTGCAAGCTGTAGATTATTGAATCTGGCTATTCGTTTCTGTATCTCGAAATGTTTAGATTTGTTCTTCTCATTTTCAAGTTCTTGCTTTGCTTCAAGTGATTTCTTTTTATATTTCTTACGATCTTCATACATCTCAGCCATAAGCTTAGGAAGAAAACCTTGTTTGTCTGTTCTGAAGAACTGACCGTTTGGCGTGAGAGTTACATTGTTTAATTCTGTTGTGTCAATTTCTTTCTTCAATAACTTATCTACAGAAACACGACTGTTGATGATTCTTGACATTTCTTCTGTGTAATCATCAGGATCAACAAGCATTTCTGGTGATAGATTATATTGCATAATCAAATGTGGATACAGACTGTTCAAGTCAAATGATGCAACCCAATCATGTTTACCTACTTGAGGTTCTTTGACATAAGCACCTTCAAATGCTTCTGACTTGCTTTTCTTTTCTGTTGGTGGAACAATTATGTTATCTCGGCGTAGAAAGTTATAGATGATAGTATCCCACATACGAACTTGTGTGAAAACGTCATCATAATTTGTTTTGCTGTCATACGCCAAAGTCAATGCAAGTTCAATCAACTTTAGTTTATCTTCTAGTTCTTCAATTAGAGAAACATCACCAATATTATACTCAATGAACTTTTGATAGTTTAGTTTGTAGAGTTGATGTAGATTCTCATATTCAGAATAATCAACCTTGCGTTTGTCCAGTTCAACATGAGCAATATTATCGAGGCGATATGATTCTTGTGATGCACCACCAGGAGCATACTTACGATACAGTTCAATGTAATCAAGCATAGGCAAACCAACGAACTCATAAACTGTATGAGCTTTTGCCATCAGAATTGCTGTTCTCTCTGAAATATAATTCCAAGGAGAAAGTGATTTTGCGTCTTGCTCTGAAAGAATTCTATTGAAACGATTTACGAGATATGGGAAGTCAAAGAACTTGATGTTCCAACCAGTTACGATATCAGGATAGTTTTTTGTCCAGAATTCAAGAAACTTTTTGCTTAGAGTATATTCATCACGACACTTGAAGTATGTAACATTCTCATCATTATTTTCAAAGTCGCCGCAACCCCACACATAAGTCTTACCACCAAGATACTTTACCGCAATAGCAGTAATTGGTTCTGATGCTTCATATGGATCTGGAAATCCATTCTCAGAACCAACTTCAATATCAATGATTGCAATTTGCAGATATGATTGATCCCAATCAACTTCATTTGGATGTTGCTCAGAGATATAATTGTATTCGAAACGAGTATTACCATAAATCTTCTTATTGGTAACACCTTCGTTTTGTTTTAGATAATCTTTTGCTTCACGAATTGAATTGAATTTGAATTCATGTAAGTATTCTCCATTCAGTGTTTTGAATGGGGTTTCTTTTCTCACCATCTCATACAGAGTAGGTTGATATTGAAGCCTTTCTTTGATTCGTTTACCATTTTCTATCCCACGATAGAGAATGTTGTTACCGAAACATTGAACATTGGTATAGAATGTAGTCATTAGCTAGTGATAAGTTGTTTGGTAGGAGGAAGAACGATTCCTGACCCAAATATTTGATTATAATTGTTTAAGTATTCTTGTGCTGGTGAATATTCATAAACTACATGTTTTCTGGCAACAATAACTTCATTATCTTTCTCTTGTTCAGCATGAATAGGCCAAGGAGCAAAGCCAATGTTTGGCTGTCCGTTTTGTCCAGGCATCACAGCGATACGAACAGGATTAGTCAGTCTGTATCCTAGTTCTCCAGACTCAATTTCTGCTAGAATTTCTTCTCCAGTTACCAGTTTTACTACTTTAATGTTTTCCATGATTTTCCTTTCAGATCAAATGTATATCATAGTATCATATTTTTTGACATAAATCAAGAGGTTGTGTGGCATAAATAGTAAGTGTCCACTAAATTTTAAGGGTTAAAATGTACTGGAACCCACAACCCACATATACTTTTCCATATACGATAAACGATTCAATGGATAAGTATACAACTTTCTTATGTGAATTTGTCGATTTAAAGAGAAATGGATATCATCATTTCACCAAAGCATATGACTCTCTTACTTATGGGTTTTGGGGACCGTGGTTGAAACAGTCTGACCAAGCAGTTAATAATTTCGCCGATCACCTAAAATTGATTTTGAAGTTAAAGTAATACATTAATTTTCTTCGTTATGTAACATTCTAATTGCGGAGAAAATGGATCCATTAACACTATTTGCTTTGGCTAATGGTGCAGTACAAGCGGTCAAAAAAGGTTGTGAACTATATAAGGAAATAGCAGGTGCAGCAGGAGATGTTAAAGGTGTTCTCAATGACCTTGAGGAACAGTTTAACTTACGTCACAAAGATAACCCTCCTACTACTGCTGAACGCAACCAATATGTTGCGGAAAAAAATAGAGTAATTGAATTAAGCAAGCAACAACCAAACGATATCTACACTCAAATTGGTGAAGAACTTGGCGTATATTTTGAGAACTACGCCAAGTGTACCGCTATCTTTGAAGAAGAAGAAAAACATGCTCAAGAAGTTTACACTGGAGAAACCAGTCTAGGTAAACGAGCATTACAGCGTGTGCTTATGCAGAGCAGGCTGACTGCTATGGAAGCCGAACTTCGTGAACTCATGGTTTACAATTGTCCACCGGAACTAGGTGATTTGTATACCCGTGTGTATGCCATGATGGAGAAGATGAAGAAAGAGCAATCTGTTGCTTGGGCTAAGAAACGAGTACAGGACAAGATTGCTGCTGCAAAGAAACGAAAAAGATTAAACCGTATTAGATGTGAAGCATGGAAGTATGGTATAGCTTTTGTGGTTACCATATACTTAACTTGGTTGGTATGGGCTGTTGTTCAAATACGAATACAAGAACAACCAGAGCTTGGTCGCTGCCTGATCCCAAAAGGAACTTGGCCCTATGAGTACTATAACAATTTGAAATGGATAGATTGTGAAATTAAACTCAACGAGGGAAATTAAATGAAAAAGATTTTACTTATTGCTCTGATGGCCTTTTCTACATTCTCATATGCTGAAGAAAGACAAAAGCCTGTTGCTTGTTATCAGTTAAATGAGATGTTAGATAACTTGAAAACAAATTATGGTGAAAAGCTTGATTTTGTTGTTGAAAATCATATGTATAGAGAATTTGTAACCAAGATTGCTGTTTATAGAAATGAACACACAGGTTCATGGACTATAATTGAATTTGGTGAAAATTTTGAAGGTGAAGGATGCATTCTAGGTTCAGGAAAACAAACTGCGCTGTAACTGGTTGCGGGCCCAAGAGTCGAACAAGGAACTGAGGATTATGAGTCCTCTGTGATACCATTTCACCAACCCGCCATTTATTTAGTGGTGCGAGTAGACGGACTTGAACCGTCAAGCCTTGCGGCGGCGAATTTTAAGTCCGCTGGGTTTACCGATTTCCCCATACTCGCTTGGTGCCCATGGACGGACTCGAACCGCCACGCTTTTGGCACTAGTTCCTAAGACTAGCGTGTCTACCATTTCACCACATGGGCATAAATATTTCTATGAAGTACCAATACTACGAAAAAACTTTCAACCGCTATGCTATCTATACAAGAGATATAGACAGTAAAGATTTTGTTCCACTATACAATGAATTTATTGATAAAGAATTTAAGATTATAGATTGGTCTACTTATAGTGAACCGATTGGTGCACCCTCTAGGAATCGAACCTAGTTCATCGGTTCTTCAAACCGCTGCTATTACCAAATCAGCTAAAGGTGCTTTGGTGCATCGTAATGGATTCGAACCACTGACAACCTGCTTGTAAGGCAGGGACTCTACCACTGAGCTAACGATGCCTTGGGGTAACCTATGAGGATTGAACTCATACTTTCTCGGTCACAGCGAGAAGTGCAGACCACTACACTAAGGTTACCACTGAAAAAACACATTTAATTAAATTTCTAAAAATGTATCGGTTGTTGAACCAAATTTTCCTTTTATGAAATAATTAAATGCTAGTGAGTATCTAGGTTTCATAGATTCATTGCAAGTTACATGATGAATTAAATTTGATGGAAATAAGATAAGTGAATTCTTTTTTGGTTCCATCCACCAAGATCCTGCATTTATTTCATTATACTCAGTAAATGAAATTTC